GAAGGAGAAGATGCATCAAATGTATGCCGGTCTCGAGATGCTCAAGAACGGCTTCCTGTACGACAAGCGTTACAACGGCAAGAAACGCCGGATCGACCGGCCCGTCGTCATCTGCTTCGCCAACAACCTGCCAAAAATGGAACTCATGGCTCCCGACCGCTGGGTTGTCTACTATGTCACCCCTGACAAGGAGCTCGTTCCGTTCAACCCCTCCCAGCATCCCTTCGATCCCGAGTCCAAATTAGGCAACCAATTTTCGGACTGAGCAAGGGTGAGCAAGGTGAGCAAAGGTCTCCTATAAAAAGGAAAATCTGTATTGTTACAGCGCAGCGCCAGATTTTCCTCCGGAAAGTTCTCGGAAATTTCCGATGACTCGGCCGACCAAGATTTTTTTTCTTGCCCCAAGGAAAACACCACCCCACTCAGCCATGCCGTATGGACTCCGAACCCGGTCATCGTCTGGCTATCGACGTTCTTCTATGTCTCGTCGCCGGCCTCTTCGCCGCTCTTACAGGAAGAAGGGCCCTGCCGTTTCTGTCACGCGCCGCGTCCCGCTTGCGAGCAAGCGCACTGTCTCCCGCAACACGCGAGCCATCAAGAGCCTGAAGAAGTCTCAGCATGGTTCCATGCAGCAGGCGTTCCACCGGATGCACACCCATGTGGTCCCCATCGCCCGGTCCCCGGTGCTCTTCGACATGCTCGACTACACGGTCGACCACCAGAACTCGGCTGGCACCAACATCCCAGGCGCCGGTTTCTACCAGGTCAACGGCGGCACCCTCCAGCGTGTCTCCTACTGGGACCGCGCTAACCTCACGTCCATCTACTGGGCTGGCTCCAACACGGACTCCGTCGACACTGGCAAGTACCTTGCGTGCTGGATGGATTACACGATCTCCATCGAGGGCTCCGGCGGTCTTGACGACACTCGCGTCCGCGTCGACATCTTCACTGCCAAGTCCGGACCTCTCTTCGCCCAGGTCGCAGGCTCCCCCAACCTGCTCCTTCCCACGTCTCTCGGCCAGCTGAACAACATCGCTGAGCCCGAGCTGAACCAGCTGAATCCGAAGTATTTCAAGAAGGTCTACACTAAGGTCGTCTACTTCAACAGTCGGACCGACCCGGCCAGTGCCGTCACCCAGGGCGCCACGCAGTTCACCCCCAACAAGCGTTACGTCAGGTTCCGCTGTGCGCCCAACAAGGTCTGTAAGCAGGTTCTTACGAACCCCACCGTCCAGGGTAGCCCCGAGGAGGCTGTGGTCCCTGACGGCTCCTTCGGCCCACTCAACGTCCCGATCAACCAGCCACTCTGGTGTCTCCTCTCCACCGACGATCGCTCGGCCCTTACTGGGGACGCGGTCCACATCACCATCTCTCGCAAGATCAAGTGGCGCGACGCCGTCGGCAAGATGTAAATCCGCCACCCACCGGGGTTCAAAGGGCAGACTTTAGGTGGGGGTGGGTGTTAGGGTCAAAACCGCCACCCACCGGGGTTCAAAGGGAGAGTCAGCACTCCGGCCCCAACCCTCTACCCCTGTCCGGGGGGGGGTTTGGGGGGGGACCCCCCCCCCCAAAGGCGCGTTCCGTCAGAATACGTCGACCCGCCAAAAAACTTTTTTGTCCGGCAGATATCAAAGCATGGTCAAGGGGTGGATCGCCCAACCCTTCGATGACCAAAAGCAGATTTTCGACATCACGTGCCCCCTTGATGAGTACCCTGATTATCGCCACCTTGCCGAAGCCCTCCGCCAAATCGGCAAACACTGGTGCTTCCAGCACGAGCGAGGAGAGGAATCCGGCTACGAGCACTGGCAGATCCGCGTCTCTCTCCATAAACGAACTCGTTTCGATTCCTTTGCCCGAGATGTCATGCCTCTCGTATCTGGCAAATGGTCCCTCACCTCCGCCCCCGTCGCCAAGGGCAACCAGTTCGACTACGTCATGAAGGCCCAGACCCGCGTTGCCGGGCCTTGGACCGACAAGGATGCGGACCTCCGTCCGCCTCCCGTCCTCACGTCCCAACTGCGTACCTTCTTCGCGCACACTCCGTACCCTTGGCAGGACGCCGTCTACCAGCTTGCCCAGCAGTACAATGAGCGTCAGATCATCTACTGCTACGACCCGCACTACAACTCCGGCAAGTCCATCCTGTGTGAATACCTCGAGTACGAGGGTCTCGCCGAGGAGATCCCCGGCATCTTCACTCTTGCCGAGGACATCATGCAGTTCGTCATGTCCCAGCACACGGCCAAATGCTACCTCTTCGACATGCCCGCCGCTATGAAGAAGGAGAAGATGCATCAAATGTATGCCGGTCTCGAGATGCTCAAGAACGGCTTCCTGTACGACAAGCGTTACAACGGCAAGAAACGCCGG